CAATGTTTCACTTGTGGCTATCCTGGCACAGGAATACGCAACTTACGAAAAAGCAAATAGAGAGCTAAAGGATCATGATTATGTGACTACAACAGGTAAGAACGGCTATGCGCAACCCTCTCCATGGGTGGCGATCCGCAATCAGGCGCAGAAAAACTATCGTGAAATCGCCTCTCTTTTTGGGCTCGATCCGATGTCGGCAATGAAGGTAGGTGGAATGAAGAAACCAGAGAAAGACGATTTTGAAAAAATGCAAAATAAATATTCAAACTAAAAATTAATTAAACCGATGGAATTGAAAATTAAAAAAGAAACAGCAAAGAAGATCTACGCGGAATCTCCAAACTGGTTGCGTGAGATACTTATTGAAACATTCGGAAAGGATTGTTTCGTGAAACGAGATTACACAGACATAAAAACCTTCGAAGATGCCTGTGAAGAACTTAATATTAATCCGGGCGATGTAATCAATGGTAATGATCTGCCTGATGAAATTGCTTACAAAAAGCTCAAGGTAGTTATAAAAGCAGTTAACCAGGGTTGGATCCCGGACTGGAGCAACGGTAATCAATACAAATGGTGGCCATGGTTTAATTTGTCTTCCGGGTTCGGTTTTTCGGTTTCGGCTTACTACTACGATTGCACGAGTACGGCTGTCGGTTCTCGCCTTTGCTTTGAATCTAAAGAAAAATCAGATTATACGGCAAAGCAATTTATTGATTTATATGAAAAGTATTTAACTGTAACCAAGTAAAACCATGACAACAAAAACTAAAAAATCTGTAAAAAGTAATCCTGACTTTGATTATAAAACTATCAAAACCTTTGAGGATGCATGTGTAAAATTAGAATTAGATCCCATAAAACTTCCCGGAGTTTCAGATATTCCGGAAAAATTTAGTAAGCCCATTATTGCTGCTTATAAATTAATGATCATTTATGAAGCTATAAACAATGGATGGCTTCCGGATTGGAGTAATCGGAATCAATATAAATATTATCCATGGTTTTATGTTTTGTCTTCCGGGTTCGGTTTTTCGGATTCGTATTACCGCTACGATGGCACGCATGCGAGTGTCGGTTCTCGCCTTTGCACTGATAGTTCAGATAAGGCGTTATATATAGCAAAGCAATTTGAGGCTATATACCAGGATTATTTCCTCTTTTCAGAATAAAGAATATAGGTTGTATGCTGCCAGAGCTGTCAGTTTTGTCTTCCGGGTTCGGTTTTTCGAATTCGAATTACAACTACGATAACACGAATACGAATGTCAGTTCTCACCTATGCGAATATTGCAGCATAAACCTTGCCCGCATGGCAAAAAATAACGATGAATTAAAGAGCGCTGGTATCTTCGGAGAAAGCGATCTTTCAAAAGCAAAGGCATGAAAAGAATTAACAACCTATATGAAAGGATCTGCAGCATTGATAATCTTCAACTGGCGGATTCTATTGCCAGAAAAGGAAAACTTTCTAAGCCTGGAGTGATCGAACACGACAGGAACCGGGATAAAAACCTGATTGAACTGCATGAGATGCTAAAGAACAAAACTTATCAAACATCTCAGTACACAACCTTCACAATATTCGAACCTAAAGAACGGGTTATATTCAGACTGCCATATTTCCCCGATCGTATTGTTCACCATGCGGCAATGAATATCCTGGAACCCGTTTTTGTTTCCTCCTTTACAGCTGACACTTACAGCTGCATAAAAAAGCGTGGTATTCATGCAGCTGCTAAAGCAGTGAAAAGTGCATTGAAGGATGCTGCCGGCACACAGTTCTGTCTGAAGCTCGATATCAAAAAGTTCTATCCGAATGTCGATCATGAAATCTTAAAGCAGTTGCTCCGGAGAAAAATTAAAGATCAGGATCTGCTGTGGCTGCTTGATGAGATTATTGAAAGTGCAGATGGGCTTCCTATAGGTAACTACCTGAGTCAATATTTTGCAAATTTTTATCTGACCTATTTTGATCATTGGATAAAAGAGGAATTGCGCGTGAAATATTATTTTCGCTATGCCGACGATATGGTAATTCTGTCGAATAATAAAGCCTATTTGCACAAGTTACTCGATCAGATCCGGAACTACTTGCAGGAAAAATTAAAGCTCACTGTGAAGAATAATTACCATATATTCCCGGTAGATGCCAGGGGGATTGACTTTGTCGGATATGTATTCAGGCATTCACATACTTTACTCCGGAAAAGTATCAAACAAAGCTTTGCCAGGATGGTTGCAAGAAATAGAAATTCTCAATCCATTGCATCTTACAAAGGTTGGGCATTGCACTGTAACAGCAAAAATCTAATTAAAAAACTACTCCATGAACAGGTTCAGCCAGTTTAATATAAAGACAACTAAAAAAGGCTTTGAGGGAGATAAGATAAAGATGGCCAGGATCATTAACCGGGAAATTGTGGTACATCATTTCAAAATTGAAGATTCAAAAGTACAGTCGTTCAAAGAGAAAGGAACAGGTAAATGTTTGCATCTTCAGATATCTTTTAATAATGAAATGCATATTGTGTTCACATCATCAGGTGGCCTGATTGAGGCTATAACACAAGTCCCGGAGAATCAATTTCCTTTTACAACAAACATAATTGAAGAGAATGACAGATTTAAATTTACCTAAACCATATACCTATGAGCGCAATGAAAGACAAAATGATCGACAAAATGAATGCCGATCGCGAGGCCGAAGCATCAAAGAAAAAGCCGATACCGGAAAGGAAATGCAAGAATTGTACCTATGCTCTTCTACCTGGTGGTTGTGTTGAAAGCCTGGGATCTGACGATACCTGTCCGTATCACGCTTTACCAGAAAGATGATCCGCTCAGCAGAGAAATATATCGCCTCTGTCCTCTCCGGGGAAACCGTGGTAAGCGCAACCACCCGGCTAACCTTTGAGCGCCATAATGCCGACTTAAAGGTAGCTCCCGAAAATGGCTGGTACTTCGATAAGAAAGCTGTTGCCCGTGTATTCGATTTCTGCACGCTGCTTAAACATTCTCCGGATAAACGTTCCTGGGTTCCCTTCTTACCGGAACCCTGGCAGGCCGCTGCAATTTATATCATCTTTGGCTGGATGAAGAGAGACGGATCCCGCCGTTTCAAATACGCATACATCGAACTCCCGAAAAAGAATGGCAAGTCGACCTACGCCGCCATCCTCTCCAACTACCTCCTGTTCTTCGATGGAGAAGAAGAAGCCGAAGTATACCATGCTGCCACTGTAGAAAAGCAAGCTCATATCTGCTTCGACAAGGCCAAGCGCATGATCGAGAAATCCCCATCCCTGGCAAAGCGCGCCAAGGTACTAACCAACAACGTCAGCATCCAGGTAACCGGCAGCAAAATGGAACCCCTCGGGCGCGACTCCGAAAGCATGGAAGGTATCAACCCATCGGGCGCGGTCATCGACGAGTACCACGTGTTTACCTGGAAGAACAATTTCGTTTTTGAGAACATACAATCAGCAACCGTTAACCGGAGGCAGCCGCTTGTAGTCATCATAACAACCTCCGGACGAGATAAGGATCTCCCCTGCTACGAATACCGTAATCTCTGCATCGAAATACTCAAAGGCATCAAACACCAGGATGACACTTTCGCCCTTATCTTCACAATCGACGACACCGACGACTGGAAGGATCCTGCCGCCTGGAAGAAAGCAAATCCCAATTGGGGGATATCAGTACTGCCCGACCGTTTTGAAGATGAATTCAAAGGCGCCATCAACAGCAAAACGAAAGAAGTAAACTTCAAAACGAAGAACCTTAACCTCTGGGTCGATGCTCCCACCGTGTGGATCCCCGACGACAAATGGCTTGCCTGCACCCATGGCCTCACCTTCGAGGATCTCAAAGGCCAACCCTGTTACGCCGGACTCGACCTTGCCAGCCACGTAGACATAAACGCCCTCGCACTTTTCTTCCCCGACATTAAAGGCCACCCCGCTTTAAGAATGTACTTCTGGATCCCCGAAGACAAGACCAAAGAAAAAGAGGACCGTGTCGATTATGCATACTGGGCAAAACAAGGCCACATCAATGTAACCCCGGGCAGCATAATAGATATCGAACAGCAAAGCGAAGATCTGCTCGCGGCGCTCAAAGGTTACAAAGTTGAAGGATTCGCCTACGACCCTTACATGGCGCATCACGGCATTATTCAAAACCTTCAGAAAGGAGGCTTCCCTGTTAAGAGGCTCGATCCATACGCACAAAGCCTTAAGAACATGAGCGCACCAACAAAGGAGTTCGAACGCATTGTAACCTCTGCACAGCTCGAGCACTTTGGCAACCCGGTTCTCCGTTGGATGCTCCGCAATACTGTTATCCTTACCGACACCAATGAGAACATCAAGCCCGATAAAAAGCGCTCACGCGAAAAGATCGACGGCATTGTTGCTGCCATTACTGCCATCGGCGAACACATTACTTTAACCACCGGCGAAGGAGAGTATAAAGAGATTTATAAAGATCACTCACTGCGAATGGTATGAAGAAGCCCTACACCAAGCCCGAAGCAAAACGTTCTGAAGTTGATAGCGATATAATCCGGATGCTGTCCGCGGAAGGGTTTGTTGATCTGTTTTGGAATACGGTAAGGGATGCAAGAAAGTCAGAGCCGAATATAAGCCAGGAGAAAGTATTCGACAGGCTCAACGAAAAGTACTATAATGCAATTGGTTGTACCAGGTATTCATCTTATAACTCATTCAGGCAGATATTAAATAAAAAATAAATTTGGAAATGTTAATTATTAAGTTTTACTTTACGGCAGCTTACGTCAAAAAATGGTACAAATCTTAAAAAAATTAGCCCGAGTAAATATGATGCCGATGTACCATCGGGTAAGCCGTTGTATTGAAAGGGCTTTTTTGCAAGATTAAAAAAATGAAAACAGTAGTTTGTAAACTCAAAAGCACAAGTCCTTACTCGCAAGGCAGGTATCACGAAACCCCAAAAAAAGAAAAAGAACTCGCCAAGGATTACGAAACACGTACCTGGAAAGAGAAAATGCACTATGTTCCCGATACCGGGCAAGTATTTATTCCCCCCATGGCTTTCGCAGTTTCAGTAAAAGAAGCCGCAAAATATCTGAATATTCAGATACCAGGCAAAGGTAAATCTACGTACACAAAAAATTTCGACAGTGGCATACTGGTTACAGAACCATTGCTTATTGATGCTTTTAAGGATCAGGTTGAGTGCGAAAATGTATTTGTTCCTGCCGATGGAAGGCGTGGAGGTACTACAAGGGTAATGAAATCTTTCCCGCTTATCCATAAATGGGAGGGTTTGGTTAAGTTTTTTATTCTCGATGATATTATCACCGAAGATGTGTTTACCAGAGTACTCGAAGCAAGCGGCAATCTTATCGGGGTCGGACGTTTTCGCCCCCGTAATTGCGGCTACTATGGAAGGTTCGAAGTATTAAATGTTAAATGGAACGAATAAAAATATGAGGCAAGTCGTGGCGGGTCCGGGCGAGGCAGGGCCTGTTGCCGTTAGTCGTGGCACAGCTCGGCGGGTCCGGGCGGGTCGCAACAACACAAGGCAAGGTTTATTTTTAAAAACTAAATTATGAAAACAACAGCGAAAATTGCGGAAGAAATATTGACAATCGTTAATTATTTACGGGATATGCCCCATGGCGAACAATTAGACTATGCCCGTATAGAAAAAGAAACCGGCATTCAAATGGACATGCAAGGTAAATCATATCTTCGTAAAGCCATAAAAAAACTTAAACTTTCTTACACATTGCGGTATGGTACCGGGATTAACCTGGCATCAAAGGACAATGCCAT